CCATCAGGTTTTCTATCGTATCAGCAATTTTGCTTCCACCCATCCCACGAGATTCTATGTGGTGAATGTCAACCGCAGTAGCTCCACAGACTTCGCAGCCTATCCAGTCACTGGTTGCATAGCCCATCCCTTTGAGGTAGACCTTTGTGTGGTTCTTCATAGTCCGCAGTATCCCGTATCGCATTCGTTAAAATCATCATCAAACAATTCAAACTGCGAGTTCCAATTCTTGATGTCATCGTAGGTCATCTCTGAACGCCAATGTGCATTGTTGATGCTCTCTCGTTCTCGCTTGGCAAACCATTCTAACTTATTGGGATGCTTGTCAAACATCTTGCGAAGTAGCAAAGGGCTTTTATGAAAGCACCCTACGCAGTTGTTCATCCAAGCAAAACGTACAGGCTTGCCAAGCCAATACTTTTCTATGTGGTCTTTGTAGATGTTGTCATCTATCAATGGGAAGTGAGGCTTCTGATATGGAACATCTACCCATTTGTTTCTGCCGTCTTTGTGTTTCTCAAATGTTGCTTTGAATGTAGTAAGGCCATCTTGGTTCACTCGCTCCATCATATTCTTTGCTCTATTGGTTTCGTTAGCACGAAAGCCTATGCGAGTTTCAACAGGCTCACCAATGTTCTCTGCCATCCAATAGAAAATAGGTTCAATCTTCATTTGTATGGTGCAGAATCGTTGCACCTTGTTTGGCAAGTAAACCTTCTCCTTTCGTTGTGTGATTTGGTCAAAGGTCTTGCCCGTCACCCAAGTGATAGGTCTGCCGATGTGCTGCTCAAGGTCAAGCATAGTGTAGATAATCATATCATCTTCTGCCGTTCCGATGAATGGAGCTTGGATTCTGTCTTCTACCTCTTTGCGTATTTTGGCATCGGGGAATAAACAGTTCTTGTCCTCAATTCTTACAAGAGAGAAGATATCATAATCCGCAGGATAGTTTGCTGCGATGTACGAGGAGGTCTTGCCTCCCGACAATGAGTTTAGCGTTTTCACCTTTGGTAAATCCAACAGTCATCTATGAACGTAGCGCGAGGCAGCAGTTCATCTACCGCTTGGATTACTCCCTGCCAATGTTGATGGTAGTCATCTCCTGCTATGTAGCCTCCCTTCTTTACTTTGGGTAGCCATAGCTTGATGTCCTCCTTTACCGCCTCATAGGTATGGGTGAGGTCTATAAATACCACGTCAAGTGATTCCTTGAGAAACATTTTTGCAGCTACTTTAGATTCTCCTTTGATAACATTGTACTTGCGATCACCCATATTCTGTAAGAACAGGTCGTAGATGTCTACCTCCGTTGCGAGCTTGTGGGTGGTGGTGAGTTCGTTTGGTGAGCCTTTCCAAGAATCTATGATTGTGATGTTTTGGTGTGTTGCTTTGTCGCATAGGTAGGCTGATGACTTACCGAGCCACGCCCCCAACTCTACGAATGTGCCGTCTTCGGGCATATTGGCAAGGAGGTAATCGTATGCTGCTTGGTGGTTGAACCACCCGTCTATATCTTTTGAGCTTTTCATCGTAAGGCGTTGTAGTAGCAAAGATACTGCTCTACGCAGATAAGTGTTCCCTGTTCGGATGCTGCTTTCGCAAAGGTGCCATCTGCCTCATACGTCATTTCAAAGCGTAGGTTGGGCAGGTCGTATGGTTTGAACATATAGCAGGCGGTGTCTATGTTGCCGACTCTTGGTTGGTCGGTAGGGCGAAGCCTTCCCTCTTGACCCCACGTTACGATGGAGCAGTCAAGGGAGTTTAAGTTGTTCCATTCCGTGAGGAACTTTGGGTGCAGGGTATTGTCATCATCTAAGAAGTACACCCAATCCTCTTTGGTAAATGAATCAGCATACAAGTCAAGGAACTCATTGCGTAGGGGGTTACCCATATCCCCCGTGCGTGTGGAGTAGTGTGTGATTGATGCGCTTGTCGCTCCCTTGTAGTTGGTAGCAGCATCCATCATCACCACCCACGTTGCGTAGGCAGGAATGTTTCTCTTGACCCTCCTTAGATTCTCTGGGCGTGAGCAGGGGGTGACTATGTAAAGCATCGCAGGTCGTTTATCTTATCCATTGTGAAGTCTTGCACATACTCGTATAACGATTCCGTTAGGTCAGCGACTTGGTTAGGGTTTTCTTTTAGCCTCTTGATTGCTCCTGCCCATTCGCTTGGGTGCTTGATAGCAATGCAGTTGTCCTTCGTGATATAGGGTGAATAGGGTTGTGTGTTGCTCACTATCAGAGCGCACTTGCTAAATCCTGCCTCAAGCATCTTTAGGTGGGACTTGCACTTGGCAAACTCGGATGTTGTTAGCGGTACGAGGCTTACATCAAAGAACTCGTAGAGCTTGTGGTAGTGTGTTGGTGGCATAGTGGGCAGCCTATGGCTTGCCTTCATAATGTCTGGGTAACCATCTACCTCCGCCACATATCCTTGATAGCCTTCAAGGTTGATTGTAGATTCTTTTACATCTAATGCGTGATGGTTGCCTCCGATATACCCGAATCGTACTTCATCACTTGGTTTACGTTCTACCTGCCACGTTGGTACGCTGATGGCGTTTGGTATGATTCGGATGTTGGCATTATACTTCTTGACCTTTGAGGCAAGGTGCTTGTTTGTCACCCATACCTCATCAGCAGCTTTCATAGATCGCACGATGCGCTCTCTCATCTGCTCCGAGTAAATCCCAAGCAAAGGATGCGTAGGGGGTAGCACCCACCAGTCATCATTGTCAACGATTAGCTTGATACCCTCCTTACAGCAGAGCTTTACAAAGTCATCAAATGGCTCGACAGGAAATACTCTTGAGGCAAAGATGTGAGTAACCTTCGGCCATATCTCTGGATCAATATCCGTAATCTTTTCAATGAAAAAAACATCTACATCCTTGTGGCATATCAAGGGTGCAAATGTCCTGTGGTGTGAAACACCCGAGTTCTGCTTGTGGAACGCGAGAACAAATGGTCTATCCATTCTTACGCTCTAAAAACTTCACCCACATCCGAGCAGCTACTGCTCTGCGTTGGGGCTTGAAGGGGTAGGTGCTACGGAGCTGCGCCATAGCAATCCTCATAAACTGATCTTGCATTATTCTTTGGTATTTGAGGTGTTGCAAAAAATGCAACGATTGGTTTTATGTTAAAGTTTAGTGTTCCAATAGTATTCGCATTGGCCGTGCTTGACAGGTATGCCAACAAAGAACGATTGATACATTCCTGTCGGGGCAGTATAGCGGTAGCAGGTTGTGTTCAGGGGGCAGTCTGTGCCGCTGCATTTAGTGATGTCGGTCATTGCTTTAAATATTTTTTGGATGCTGAATAATCAGATTCCGTAGGCCAAGTGACTTGTGTATTGTACTTTGGACTTAATCCGTAAATCAAAACTCTTTCTAATGGTCGTTGGTCTAATTTAGAGCATTCAATGAATTGAATTGAATCAAATGCCTTTCCTGATATTCTATGGAATTTGACTCTTGATTTTGCGTTGTTGGTTTTTCCAACATAAACAACATCATAGCCATCAAGTAGAAGGTAAACAAAATGACCTTCAACATCTGACATTTTATTTACATCATAACTTTCAGCAATGCTTAATTCAAAAGCTCTCATAAGGTTCCCACAACTGTGTATGAATCTAAATCTTCGCCCAAGATAAAGAACTGCTTATACATTTCAATAGCCTCAAGGGTCTTGCGTTCTCCCTCTGCCACGAACTCGGGGCTTACAGAGTAGATGCCTATGTCAAGGCTTGCCTTGTCAATAGCGATAAAGAAGAACTTATCAATCGGCACTCCGAACAATCGGGTGTAGATAAACGCCTGCACATCGTAGCCGTACTTCTTTGCCGAGTAGGGAAATGCTCGTAGGTCGGTTGTTGTTTTTAAGTCAGCCAAAAACCCTTCAGCATAGATGTCAGCCTTCGCCCTAAAGGGCAGGCCGCCAATCATACCAATCTTTGGTACTTCAAACTCGCAGCCAGTTAGCAGCCCAAGCACGTTCTCGTTACGCAGGAGCGCATCAGATATCCTTTGAGCTTCGTTGTACTCTTTACGGGTGCATAGGTTGCGCTTGCCCTTTGCATCCTGCCAAGCCTTCGCATTCTTGCTCTGCACCTCAATCACCTCGTAGTCCGCTACGCGATGCGGCTCAAGAGCCATAAGGTGAACGAGCCTGCCTACTGCAAACGCATCAGACTCCTCGCTGCCATACTTTGTGACGTAGTGATAGGTCTTGGGTGATGTTAGCAGCAGTTTGCAAGCACTGGAGGATAGGGCGTTTTTGCCGAGTACCCCGTAGTAAAATTGGTCATCGTGCATCTTCTCAAGGACTGTCTCCATATCCCAAGTGCTGCCGTCTAAAAGTTCTATAATTTTCATAAGATTGGTTTTTGTTAATTAAATAAAGGTATGCATTTTTTAGCGACTGCTGCAACCACGTCAACTGTTACTGCGTTACCGCATTGCTTGTAGCGTTGGGAGTTGTTCATAGGCTTCACTTCTCCATCGTAGTTGCCATATGCCGTATGTTGGTCGGGAAATCCCTGTAAGCGTTCGCATTCAATAGGCGTTAGCCTTCTGATGCGGTATTGCTCTTTAATAATCAAATCACTCTTGCCTTGATTAAGAGCAGGCAAAATACCATCAGCATCGTACACTCGGTCTTGCTGATAAGGTTGAGTGCCACCATTAGAATCAAGTTTAGTTCCGATTTGTTTTACTTGTGAAGCGAGTTCACGTTCACCGATATACGTTCCGTTTGAGCCGCTATCATATCTTGCGAGGATTGTATTGGCTTGTATGTGTTGTCCCTGTAACTCATAAGCCTCTCGGTCGTTTTTTCCGACAGGAAATACTCCTCCCCCACTTGGGTTTGTAGAATATCCGACAAGGTATATCCGCTCTCGGTTTTGGGGTAGAAACCAACTTGTATTAAGCAGTTGCCATTCAAGTCTATAACCCCCAATGTCGGTAAAGGCTTGGATAATCGCCCAAAAGTCTGCGCCATCATTTGAGGAGAATGTCCCTTTAACATTTTCCCAGACAAATACACTTGGTCGGCATTCGCTAATAAGACGGATTGCTTGGAGGACAAGAGAACTTCTTTGTCCTTCCATCCCCTTTCGCTTTCCTGCCAGTGAGAAATCTTGGCAAGGACTTCCAAAAGTGATGAGGTTGATTCTTGGAAGGTCTGCTCCTCGAACATCTGTAACTGATCCGACATAGGTTGAGGTTGGGAATTGATGTTTATAAACTGCGACTGCGTGTTTGTCTATCTCCGAGAAGTAGGATGTTATTTCATATCCTGCTCTCTCAAAGCCTAAATGGAAGCCACCTATCCCACTAAACAAATCAAGGTGATTAATCTTCATTTTTGAAATGTTGCTTCGTACCATTCCTCAAACGGCACACGAATTAAGGCATCGTGGTAGGCAAAGCGCAAGTGTAGCTGCTCAATGGTCTCTATGTCTTTTAAGATTGATTCGGATATGTCTGCCGACTTCAGTTGTCGGAGTAGTTGGGAGATAGTTTGATATTTCATTTTGATTGGTTTTAATTATTCTTCTGATGCTACGGTTGTTGCCCAATTAAGCCACTTAGTGTAGATGTCATCGGCAAGTTTTGGTGCTTCTCCATAAATGGATGTCGTGGGGTAAGCTACGGTGTTGGTGTAGCCATCCTCGTTGTAGGTCTCCTCAACGTAGGTGATGTCCATCTCATAGTTGTAGAAGTCAGCAACGTGAACGTAGCCGAGAAACTTGGCAAGGATTTCATCCGAGTTCTTGTTGTCGGGGTCGTAATCCTCAAGGGCATCCCAGTAAGACTGCGGCAGTAGATCGGCATCTTCAAGCCAGAACTTTAGGTCGTTGTATGTGAATATCATATCCCAAGAAGCTCAAGAGTCCATAGGTATGCCCAAAACGTCAGCGCAAGAGCGCAGAAGTATGCCGTGTTTTTAAGTAGTAGTTTCATTCTGATTGGTATTAAATGTTTGTCAAATATATAACAAATAATTTAATTACCAACAATAAAAAAAAGAGGACTACTTGCCCTCTCTATATTGTGTGTAGCAAACTGCTACTGCTTGGTCTTTGTCTGGGTACTCGCTTCCGATGGCCTCCAAGCAGCGTTGGATGTATTCGGATTGCTTCTCTCCGCTTTTAACTTTAGGTATTGGCATATATCTTTTTTGCTTTTGTTAGATTTAAGAAACCAACAACCTTGTCTACCTTTTCTTTTCTTGCGAAGTCGGTTGTTGCTGGCATTTTTTTAGTTTCCCAATTTATTTCAACCGCAGACAAATGGAAAACATAGATGCCCAATGGTGTTGAATTAATGTAGATTGGCGTTGTGCCAAACTTTGTAGCACGATTCATTAGATTATCATACTTCATTTTTTCAATAAGCAAATCATCGTAGTGAGTTCTTCTGCATTTTAACTCAATGTCATATCCATACTTTTCAGAATAACAATCCCAATGCGACATCGGCTCATCGCTCATTTTCAAATCGGGAATATGATTCTCTTTAAGAAAGGTATATAACTCTTGCTCACTCATCAGTAAGCGTTGTATAATGTCTCAAGCTCCTGCAACCTACCACGAAGGCAAGAGCCGCAGCTTGTCGGCTGAACGGAATCCTTAAAGACTCGGTTGTAGATTTTATTGACTTCCGTCTGCTCAATGGCCGTCACGGTGTTCCTGCCACGCATCTTGCCCACAAACTCGTATTCTTCTTTGGTCAAGCACTCTGGCTTCCTGTACCGAAATAGCTTGTTAAGTTTCTCCTTACGGGCATCGCAGCCGCAGTCTACGCCCGTTGTTTCGCTAAACCAATCTACCGCAGCCTTGATGCCTGTAGCAGTTGTGATTTGCTCAATGGTATCACCCAAGCCGCTTGGCTTCTTTGTACGCTTCGTAGGTGTCTTGACAGTCTTCTTGGATTCGCTCTCTTGCATTTTTTAGTGTGTTGAAAATTGATCGTGCTGAAATCTTTGTTTCATCCGCTAAAGTACGGATGCTCATATCGGTGTTGTGGTACAGGGCAAAAATCTTTTTGTCGTACCAATGCCAGTCAGTTTGGGTTGACCACACCCTGTCGTAGAGTTGTATGAGTTGCACCTCTGCATCTTCGTTAGCCTCCTCGTAGATATACTCCTCTAAAATGTCCACGTCTACGAATTCGAATCTTGCTCGCTGGCGCATCAAGGTGGCGTACATATTGCGGAGCGTAACGTACACAAAGAAGGTGTTTACCTCCGTTTCGTTGTACATTATTTTCTCGGCATCATCAACGTATTTGTACAATCTGACGTACATCTCCTGCACAAGCTCTTGGGCAAGGTCATCGCTTGCGCCAAAGCTCTTGCACATCCGAATCCAATCGGTCTGCCGCTTTGCTAATACTGCGAGGAGTCCCAAGTGATTTCTACAATTACAACAAACAGAGCAAATTGCACCGTGTGCATCACAATATCTTCTTCAAGGTAGTCGGTCTTTGACCAGTTAGCCCCTACGATAAGCCCATAGATTGGGTAAAGTCCTACGTTAAAATTCATCAAATGTGCGTTTAAGAGTTAGATACAATTCCTTGTATTTAGATAACTCCGCAACGACTTCATTGAGTTTATTTAGTTCCAATTCTAAAGATTGAAAGTCGGGCTTATCAATGCAAGCCATCGGGTTTTCCTCAAGAACGCAGCAGGCAACCTTGTAGTAGTGCTGATAGTCCCCGTAAATCAGACGGTCTTTGTGCATCCTTACGGCATAGGCTACCGAGCTATGGTCTTTGTCTATGGCCTCACCTAACTCGTGGAGCGTGGCGTGGTTTCGGAATGCGGAAACGAATGCTGCTCTTGCGGTGCTTTCTTTATGCGCTCGGCTTCCATTGTCTTGAAACCCAAGACGGGCGAAGTATTGCTCTTTAGATACTTTTAATTGACGTAATTCGAATGGTCTCATTTGCATTTGCAGTGTTTAGCCCTGCCCTCTTTGTGATTGGTTAATATCTTGGTGATTGGCATAGTGAAGTGCTTGTGGTCTGAAAGTCTTTTGAACTTCATCTCACTTGCCCACTCCACTAAATTGTCATCCTTGTCTTGGATTATGGTTACATCGGTCACGAGGTAGTCGTGTCCGTCAACGGAGAAGCACTCGTACTTCTGGAAGGGTGAAAGGATCTGCTTCATAGCTGATCTTCAATTATGCCCTGAAGCCTTTGAATCTCGTAAATCATTTGCTCGCTATCAATCCGCAGCTTGGCGTTTGCCAAGTACATCTCGTTCATCTTGCCTTCTGTGAACTGTCGGTAGTCAATGAACTGCTGCAAGAGTAGGTCTGCGTAATGGCAGCTCATAACGTGGTGGAGGATGTCATCTTGAACCTCTCTGCCTTTTGCCTTGTCTGCTGCTTGCTGCGCCAACCACATCGCAGTACCTGCAAGCATCAGCTGCTTTTCCCGAATGTATAGGTCGTGGGAGTCATCAGAAGGGTACATCAGTCGCAGGTGTTTCATCCATTTTAATTGGCAGCAAGTTACGCCCATTTATCACAAAACCGACATTTCCCAACACGCTCTGCAAAACAAGCGGTGTCTCAAGGGGAGTTATGCGCCCACCAGACTCCATCTCCTTGACCTTACGAACGTGGATGTGGGTGTATATCCAATCAGTTTCGTGAGCAGCAAATCGGTGAATCACGATCACGCAGTCGCTACGGTTGCCCCACTTACCACCACCCTCAATGTCCGAAGTATTGGGAGGCATCGCCATTCCCTCGTATGGGTGGCCTTTGTAGAACACCTTACGCATCGCTTCGGTTACTGGGTGAGCGTTTACGATTGTCGTGACGTTGTTCTGGTGTGCGAATACCCGAAGGGCAGAGGCTACCTCATAATGGTATTCGTGCATCCCTGTCTTGCCTAATTTCTTTTGGTCTGTTGATAGGGAGTTGTAAGGGTCTATTAAAGCTCCCGTGTAGTTCCATTCGTTCTTGATGCTGCTCATCACCTCAAGAAGTTCGAATGCGGTGAATAGTCTGTTGCCGTCTATGAATTGGAAGTACTCGTTGATGAAGTCAAGCTTGCGGTACATCATCCCCTCATCAATCCCTTGTATGGGTTTGCAAACAAGGAACTCAATAAGCTTGCGCTTTAGGCTTGGCACTTCGTTCTCGGCAGAGTATATCAGCCACTTCTTGCCAAAGTTATACGACTGAAGAAGCATCAGATAAAGCAGCGTGTGGGTCTTGCCCACGTTGGCGTGGCCGACCACAACCACGAACTCACCGTCTTTAAGTCGCAGGTATTGGTCTACTTCAAAAACACCGAGCTTGCCAGTGTCGTAGTATTTGCCCTTGAGGGCGCGTTGTAGGTATGGCAGCGAAGATTCGTTGCTCAGTAAGTCGGGATGTATCATTGTTTCTAATTGGTTTGACAAATATAGGAAAATAATTGACATAAAAAAACCCCTCCGTAGAGGGGCTTCACACAACGACCTAATTAAAAACCAATCAGAAAGGGTCGTTGCGATTTGCGAAATGCTCCACGTGAGAGGCAGGAGCTGAACTTGCACCAGTCATCCAAGCATTGAAGGTCTCTGCGTTGGCGAGGATGGTGTTCACATCGTGCTGGGCAGCACAGGCGTACTCTACCGCAGCCTTCAACGCCACTTGGCGAATGATAGAAGCGGAACGGTCATCTGTCTTAGCAGCGAATGAAGGACTAGATGGTGCGGACTGGGTGTACCCACCACCGCCAAAAGCATTGGCGCGTTGGATCTTGATCGTACCCTTTTCGTTCTTGGTGTACTCCACGTCTTCGCCTACGGCATAGGGTGGGGTCTGTGATTTGGCAAAGGCAGTACCGAAGTCTCCGTTGTCGAAGCGAACCTCTAACTTAAAGAGATCCTGCCATTGGCCTGTTGGGGTGATTGAAATAATTTTTGACATAGTATAGATTGGTTTTAGATGAATAAAATTGCTTGCTGCTCCAAAACCTCAATACGAGCTTCAAGCTCTTGTATCTTGTTTTGAAGTGCTTGGATTTGTGCTTGTTGCACTTGCACCATTTCGGTGTAAACGTCTTGAGAAAATGATAAAGTCATAACTGATTGGTTTTAAGTTATGCAAATATACAACTTATTCTGTTACCACCCAACCCGTGAATGTAATTTCTGCGGTGTCTTTTGGAAGCGAGGGGTCGTAGGTCATCTTGATTCTGTCAACGTATTTGGGTGAGTCATCCTTTACCCCTCCCCATTGCTTGAACGCATCAAGGGCAAACTTAATTGCCATCACGCTGTTGTCCAAGTCGTAGCGGTAATGGACTCTGCATTTGATTTCAACGTGGGCAAGCTCGTATTTGTCGAACTGTTGCAGTTGTAACAAGACTTCACCGCAATGCTTCTCTTTGGCTTTGGCTCGGACTGTCCAATGCTTGGAAGCGTAGAAGGCGTTAAGGCTTGGAACCTTGCCTACTACGACCTTGTAGATCAGTTGTCGGGAATCAGATAGCCGCATTGGATGGCGAAGTGCAGGTCTATCTTGGCAATCTCACCGAGTAGCTCTTGTTCTTTGTATTTCGCCTGTTGGCGAGATTGGTAGTCCGAGTCGCAGTTAGCCATCAGCGTAGCGCATTCCTCGAGGATGAAGTCTATCTTCCTGCGTTTGGCAGGGTTAGTATAGTACTGCATATCGGCTTGTTGTTGTTTGGCTTCCTTCGCTTGTTGCGCTAATGGTTTGCTGCTCATCCTGTCGTTCAAGTTCAAATTGTAGGTGTGCGATAGCCTTTCTGATGTCATCGCAGATAGGGTTGTGAGGTTTCTTGCCTGCACGCATTAGGTAGGTGAGGGCAGTTCCCAGATTGTAATTATCTGGTTGGAAGTCCATCACCACATCCTTCGCCTCTATCTTCAACGTCTTGCCGATGTAGTACTTTGGTGTCATTAGCCAAAGGTACGTCATCCCAATAAATGTAGATATGGTCATTCATTATTTAGAATCATTACAAATTAACATAAGTACTTGCGTATGTCAAATTTATTCCTTTTTTTTTACAAGTTGAATAGTTAACTTACTTAACTTAACTAATTAATCAACTTACAAGTTAACTTAAGTTGATAGTTAGTCAACTCTTAACTTTACCAAACAACTTAAAGAAAAAGAAACTTAACAAAGAAAAAGAAAGAAGTTGCGTTCTAACGCATCCAAATACCTCAAGGCATACACTTATACCATTTTAGTATTTAAGTGCATCAGAAGCCAAATAAACCTACTCTACGAGCTTATCTATCCACTTCTTGATGAAGTACGCAACCACAAGGATAAGCCCAAGCGTAACCGCTGCACCTTCCAAAGTCCATCCCCTCTGCTTCTTCTCCTTCGTGAGGATCTTGGTTTGTGTAACTCTGATCGTGTCGGGCAAGCACGTTGCCTCAACGTACACCTTTCTGTCGATGTACTGGAGCTGAAGCCTTACCTTGTCTTGGTAAATGGTCGTGTCCTTGTAGAGTTCCAGAGTGTCGGTTAGGTACTTTGTCTTGGTGACAATGACCGTGTCCCTTACAACTACACTCTGAAGGACTGGTTTCACAGTAGCGCAACTGCTAAGAGCCGCAAGAGTCGCAGTCAGCAGGATTGTCCACATTGCAAGTCGGTTGGGGTTTAGTTTCGAGTTCATTGAGCCAGTTATCAAAAGGTGAGGTACTTGGTTTTGCCATTGTGCTTTACTGCTTTGAGGATTTGTTTGCGATTCTTGGTATTAGAATAACTAACGTGAACCCAAGCTGGCGCAGTATCAGAGCCAAATTCCCAAATGAGTTGGTCAAAGTCTAAATTGTCCTTAATCCAATGGAACAAGACATCGTTGCCACCATCAAACTTGAGGTCAGCAGCTTGAGCCTGCACGTGCTGAGAGGTCTTTGCACCCCCTACTTTGCTATTCACCGCAGGGCTGCGGTATGCACTCGTTACTTTCACCGCACCTAATGCGTCTCTTGTGGGTTGTAAGACGTTTTCTGCAAGGCTACGGAGGTTGGGTTCCAAGTGCTTGGGTAAAGCGTTGGGAAGCCCTGTTTTTGTAGCAGTCAGTTCTGCGAGGGTAAAGTTCTTGGTCACGTTTTTAATATCAAAAGTTGTCGGTTTTACACATTATGCGCATTTGACTTTACACTTTGCGTGATTTATGCTCATTTGAATTAGCACTATTCGCTTTTTGCATATTGCCAATGTGTCGTATGTTGCACTAAAGGGAAACTTTAGAACTACCGACCCTGTGACTTGTAGGGCTTGGAGTAGTTCTTACTCGCTTTGTTGCTGCTTGCACTCTTGGAATGCTTGCCTCGCTTCTTGCTCTTACTGATCCTTTGGCTTACCGCCTGTGTCTTTGCCATCTTCTTTACCGTCTTTGAAAAACATAAGTGCGAAAGCCCCGACCATAAAAGTCGATACCTCCGTTAAAGTTGCACGGCCTCCCCAAACGAGTACGAAGCATAGTGCTATAATAAGAAGCCCCAAGATGGTGGTCTTAGGGTTCTTGAAGATTCGCTCAATTAGCACCTTTGTCCTTCTTGTAGTCCCTTCGCCACTTCCAAAGAGTGTACGCAAGTGAGGTTACAAGTACGGCTAAACCCAACATTTGATGGGCGTAGCTTACGAGAAGTCCTGCTCCCGTTAAAGACCAAGACGTTACAACGCTATCGGCTGACTCCTTTGTCATCGTTACTCAAATACGGGTGGTACTGGAGGCTGGCAGTATGGTGCATCGGGGTTAGCAACGCAGTACTCTGTTTCGTATGCTGATTCCCATCCTGCGAAGATGTGAATACCGCAAGGCTCTGGCCATACCACATAAGCAGCAAAAGACGTAACCATTGGCTCGTTAGCCCATAGGATGTCAACTGCGTACTTTGGTGAAGACTTTACGCACACAGGCATCCCTTCGGCATCCTTCCCGTATTCAAGGCAGATGTAGCCTAATTCAACTACGGCAGTAACCAGTTCGGAGTTCCAATAGGTGTAGGTTTCGCCTTCGGGGTCTGTACCCGTTAACTCAATCTTTGCTTTAGCCGTTGCCCATTGGGTAGGCGTGAACTCGTATTTTAGGAATTTCATCGTGTGTTGAATTATGCGGTTAGTTCAGCCAGTTGGGCGTTAGTTAAACGGGTCTTGAATAGTAGGACTTGGCTTACCTTCCCATCGAATGGTAGAGAACTATCGCCAAGCGCAGTCTTAAAAGTATCCAAGCTAATTGGGACATTGCCCGAAGTAAATACGTTAATTTGCGACCCGTTAATATACAAAGCAAAGTCATTTTGTTTGTAAGCGAATGCAAATTTTGTCATTGCAGTAACATTAGTTAAAGATGCGGCAAAATTGTAGGTCACACCACTTGCCCTTCTAACTATGAAATTATATTGATTATTTCCAAAATAAGCAAACTCAATAATGTTTGCATTACTGTTGTCGCTTAAACTAATTGCTTTAGCAACACCATCATTTGCTAAATTAGATATTTCAAGAAACAAAGTCCCCTCAGTCTGCCCAATAAGCGAACTAATGCCCGTCTTTGAAGCAACATCCGCAACCCTTGTAACGCTCGCTCCTAATGTGGGGATGTACGAGCTGGCGTAGGCTGAATTAGAGCCTTCCACCTGTGCGCCCCAAAGGATGTAAGTACCATTTGTACTAATTATATACTGCAGGTTAGTGCTTGCGGTTGCGGTAAATGTCCGCACCCGTGAGTGGCGGTACCAACCGTTCCCGTAGTTCTCAATTTTATAGACATCGGTTCCTGCGGTTGTTGCACCACCAAAGAAAACAATCTCACCGCTTGCGCTCTTTGCGAAAACCGAAATCGTAGCTGACTGACCGCTTACGGCTGCATAAGGAACAAACTCCGCATAAATGTAACCGCCCGCAGTAATAACAACAGTATCTGCGCTTTGGGTGCCATCGGGTGCAATTGTGGTATTTGCCGTTATGGCTGCGTTTAATTTAACCCAGTAAGCATTATCAAACTGCTCCGAATACAAAGCCAAGTTTGTTCGTTGTGGCTCCAGCAAAAGCTTGGGGCAAGAACTATTAAGGTAATCCAAACGGGGTAAACCGCTAACGGGGCCAACTGATACCGCTGCGGTGGTGGTCGGGATGTAGTCTGTTGCTATGTCACCAGTTTCGAGCTGGTAACCGAATGCAATATATGTGCCCGTTGAAGCAGTCGGCTGAAAGCGAGAGGTTGCCAAAGAATCCGCAGCAGTAATAAATACTGTTGTGCCAAGCACTGATGTAAATGACATTGAACATCTATACCAACCACCGCCTGCAGCAACAATAGTTGCGGTGCTGCCAGTTGCACTTGCA